GTCAGCGAGGATAAAGACCTAGGCACTATTCCTTGCCAGCTGTTTAACCCTGCAAAGGATGATGCAGTTCGCACCATCACTGAGTTCGAGGCTGACCACTTCCATATGCTGCAGACCCTCACGGGGGATGCAGTCGATGGCTACAAAGGCTTGGAAGGTTGTGGTCCGAAAACAGCAGAAAAAATCTTGGACGGTTGCATGACATCAATGGAGATGTGGGCAGCTGTTGTTCACGCCTACTCCAAGAAAGGTCTGTCCGAATTTGTAGCCACCACTCAAGCACGGGTGGCCCGAATATGTAGGAAAGATAATTTTGATTTCAACACAGGAAAGGTAATTCTATGGACACCCCCGACATAGTGACACGCCCATCACATTACACTCAGTTTGCCATCGAGCCTATAGAGTTCATCCTACGTAACTCTCTACCTTTCCACACTGGTAACATCATTAAGTATTCAATGAGGGCTGGTAGTAAACGCTACGATGGCATGGACTCCGTAGAGAGTGAAATCACAGACCTGAAAAAAGTAATGCGGTATGCACAGATGCGGATTAACCAACTAAACGGGCATAGCATCCTATGAGCCAGTTTCATGTAGTCTCCACAAAGACCTGCAAGTTCTGCAAAGAAGCTGTGAACCTGCTTGATGCAGAGGACCTAGCATATCAGGTCACCTACCTCGAAGACGATCCATGTCTGAAGACCCTCATGTCTATGGCTAACCTCACCACTGTCCCTCAAATCTTTAGACCTGATGGCGAACTCGTGGGTGGTTTCAATAATCTTAAAGCTTACATTGGAAGAATATAATGCACCTGAATTTAGATAAGTACCAGCGACTAGCTGCGACAACTGCAATATATCCAGAAGATAAAGCACTGGAATATTTAACCACTGGCCTGACAGGTGAGGTGGGTGAGCTGATGAGTAAGGTGGCTAAGTGGTATCGCAAGGATAATGCGTATCCACATACAGCAATTCTAGATGAACTTGGAGATATATTGTGGTTCGTCAGCGAGTTAGCGCGAGTTCATAACTGCAATCTATCAGTCTTAGCTGGAAATAATTTAGATAAATTAGCATCTCGCAAAGAGCGTGGTGCCTTACAGGGTAATGGGGACAAACGATGACAGACGTAAGAGCTGCAGTGGTAACACGCCGCACATATAACAGGCCGCTCAATGATGAGGGTACTGTGTTTGAGACTTGGGAGCAGACAGTTGGTCGGGTTATTAACCACCAGCGGTGGCTCTGGGAACGAGCTAAAACTGAGAAGCTTAACCAAGGAGAGCTTGGTGAGTTAGAAGAACTACGGATACTCATGCTTGAGCGTAGGGCTACAACATCAGGCCGCACCTTGTGGCTTGGTGGTACAGACGTAGCTAAGAAGCACGAAGCCTCACAGTTCAACTGTAGCTTCGGACGTATCGAGACAGTCCACGATGTAGTTGATGCCTTCTGGCTACTACTGCAGGGCTGTGGCGTTGGCTTTGAGCCTGTGGTTGGCACTCTTAATGGCTTCGCCAAGGATACAGAAATTGAGATGTGGCGTTCATCCCGAGAAGGTAAGGGCCGTGAGGATAACATCTCACAGCTGCGTACTATTGGGGATGGCCACCGCGTATACAAGTTAACTATTGGTGACAGCGCAAAGGCATGGGCTAAAGCCTTGGGGAAACTCATGGCTCTGAAGGACCCCGTAGACAAGATCATCTTAGACTTCACTGAAATTCGCCCAGCTGGTACACGCCTCAAGGGATATGGATGGATCAGTTCAGGGGACGATACACTTCACATCGCCCTCGGTAAAATCTGTGACATCATGAACAAACGTGCAGGGCAGCTCTTGACCCGCATGGACATACTAGACCTGCTTAACCACATGGGTACTACACTTTCCTCCCGCCGATCTGCAGAGATTGCTGTGATGCCAGTAGATGACCCAGAGGCTGATGAGTTTATCACAGCTAAGAAAGACTTTTGGCTCCACGATAACGCACATCGACAGCAGTCTAACAACTCTCTGATGTTCTATAAGAAGCCAACCAAGTGGGAACTGTCCTACATCTTTGACCGTATGGTTGAGGCTGGTGGGTCTGAACCTGCATTCATCAACGCAGAAGCAGCGTTAAAACGTGCGCCTCACTTTAAGGGAGTTAACCCATGTGCGGAAATACTGTTAGGAAATAAGAGCTTCTGTAATTTAGTTGAGGTAGATTGGGGTAAATACGTTGATGACTTTAAGGGATTGCAAATTGCTGTATACCTCGCAGCCCGTGCTAACTACCGTCAGACTTGTGTGAACTTGGATGATGGTATCCTTCAACGATCTTGGCACGAGTTGAATGAGTTCCTTCGCCTGTGTGGTGTAGGTGCTACAGGCATCGTGAAGTTCCTTGATTACAATAAGAATATGAACATCCCTAGTATGCTGCAGATACTAAGAGCTTCAGCTAAACAAGGTGCTAACTCAATTGCGGATGAACTGGGACTACCAAGGGCCAAGCTTGTCAGCACAATTAAGCCAAGTGGGACCCTCTCAAAGGTCATGTCGACAACGGAGGGAGTGCATCGACCTCTGGGGAAGTATATATACAACAACGTAACCTTCTCTAAGCATGATCCAATAGTACCTATCATGACTGCAGCTAACTACACAGTCATCGAGAAACCTTTTGAACCCGACAGCGTTTTAATCACCTTTCCAGTGGCCTATGATGATGTTGAGTTTCAAGTGGTGGATGGTAAGTTTGTGAACCTAGAGACTGCTGTAGAACAGCTGGATCGATACAAGCTTATGATGGACAACTATGTAGACCATAACTGTTCAGTCACCATCAGCTATGACCCCACTGAAATACCCTCCATCATCAATTGGATTATGGAGAACTGGGATGCCTATGTTGGTGTATCGTTCATCTACCGTAACGATCCGACTAAGACAGCAGCCGACCTTGGCTATGCTTACCTCCCACAAGAGGTAGTCACCAAGGAGACATATGATGATTATGTCTCAACGCTTGCAAATGTAGACATCGAGAACGCCAATTCATTCGATGAATTGACAGATGATGACTGCGCAACTGGGGCCTGCCCCATTCGTTAAGGTAAAATAATGCGAAAGAAATCCACTTACAAACGTAAGCAGGAGGAAGTTGAGGTTGTGCGCGGTCCCCGTGTGCAGCCTCTGCTACCAATGAACCCTGCTCAAAAGAACTACATGGACTGTATAAGTACATACCCTCAGACATTTGTCACAGGTCCTGCAGGTACAGGTAAGACCTACATAGCTGCAGCAATGGCGGCGGATATGTTTAAGACCCACAAGATACACAAGATCATTCTGACCCGCCCTAATATCCCTGCAGGTAAATCTCTTGGTTTCTTTGCGGGTACCATCGAGGACAAGATTGCCCCTTGGGTCATCCCCTTGACTGAGGTCTTAGAGGCACGACTAGGTAAAGGTAGGTTCGAGGTTGCCCGCAAGCGCGGTGACATTGAGATTGTACCTTTTGAAGTAATGCGTGGACGATCTTTCAACAACGCCTTTGTCATTCTAGATGAAGCACAGAACCTAACACCTCATGAGATGAAGATGTTCCTGACCCGTATTGGTGAGGATAGTAAAGTCATAGTCAATGGGGACGTTAGTCAACACGATTTAAAAGGAACTAGTGGCCTGCAGGTTGCTATTGACCTCCTGCATGAACACAACATCCCCGCAGCTCACTGTAACTTTACTCATGATGACGTAGTTCGATCTGGCATCTGTGCCATGTGGACCCGAGCGTTTGATTAGGTTGCCCCATAGAGGATTAGATTAAACAATGTTTCCCTATATATCTAACGAACTACTAGATGAACTTAATTCCCGCTTTCCTGATAAGGCTCCTGAATACCTTGAGCAGCACAACATGCTGATGTGGAGAGGTGGTCAGCGTTCTGTCGTAGATTTTTTAACAACAATTCACGCAGAACAAACAGCTGCGAAACTAGGAGAATAGCAAATGTGCTTTCCATCAGCCCCCAAAGCTCCACCCCCACCTCCAGCAATTGCCCCAGCACCGCCCCCTGCAGCACCAAGTGCGCCTAACCCAGTGATGACAAATATGTATGACCCGTCATCGCCTGAGAGTGGCACCGCTGCAGAGAAAGGTGCAATTTCAGCAGCTGCATCTGGTACGTCCCAATTACAAGTAGACCTCGATCCATTGACTACTAATATTGACAATGGTTCAGGCCTTCAAATTAGTAAGTAAGGAATTGATATGTGTACTGCACTCGGACTAGGCGCAAAGGCTGTTGAAAGAACAGGAATAGCGCCACTTGGTATTTTAGCTGCTGATGAATTAGCAGACAAAAATGCACTGCCTATTCAGTTAGCTGAAGAAGCTTTAACTAATAATTAAAATTTGTGAAGTGAGAATTTAAATGAGTATGGGAACCGCTGAACAGCGTTACCGTCAACTCGAACAGACACGACAGTCTTACTTAGATCGAGCCAGAGATTGCGCAGAGCTAACTATCCCATCGCTAATACCACCAGATGTCCATAACGAAACGAGTGACTTGTATACTCCGTTTCAGGGCATTGGTGCGCGTGGTGTGAATAACTTAGCCTCTAAGCTTTCACTGGCTTTGATGCCCCCTAACTCCCCCTTCTTCCGCTTCATGGTTGAGCCTTATACCCTAAAGGATATCGCTCAAGATGAGGCTGCTCGAACCCAGATTGAACAACAACTAGGTGAGTATGAACGGGCAGTTATGTCGGAGATTGAAACGTCTGGAGATCGAGTGGCGGTGCATGAAGCACTGAAACATCTAATCGTAGGCGGCAACGTGCTACTGCAGGTTGGCCACGATAAGACCAGAGTAATTCACCTAGATAGTTATGTAGTATCTCGCGCACCTAACGGTGAGGTTCTAGAGATCGTTACGGTAGAGCATGTCTCACCTAACGCTTTGGATAAAGCGACAGCCGCTAATATCACTGGTAAGCTCGAAGGTGATGAGAAGACCGTAGAGGTTTACACTCACATCGAGCGTAAGAACGAATTCTATAATGTATACCAAGAGGTCAAAGGCTCAGTAGTCACTGGCTCCAAGGGTAAATATAAGAAGAACAACATGCCCTTCCTACCCCTACGCTTCTCCCGCATTGACGGTGAAGACTATGGACGCGGATTTGTTGAGGAACTCTTAGGTGACCTACGGTCTCTTGAGGGTCTAACTCAAGCCATCGTAGAAGGTGCAGCCGCCGCCGCTAAGGTCATCTTCATGGTGAACCCTAATGGCACAACGCGGATGCGTACCATCGCGCAGGCAGAGAACACAGCAATAATAGAGGGTAACAAGAATGATGTTTCCGTACTTCAAATGGATAAGTTCAACGATTTTCGCGTGGCCTATCAGGCAATGCAGGGAATTGAAGAACGCCTATCACAACAGTTTATGCTTCAATCTTCTGTTCAACGAAACGGAGAGCGGGTCACAGCGGAAGAAATCAGATACCTCGCAGGAGAACTAGAGGACACCCTATCGGGTATCTACTCTATACTCTCTCAGGAATTTCAGCTTCCCTACGTCAACCGCAAGATTGAGGTACTCACTAGGTCTAAGAAACTTCCCAAGCTCCCAGACGATGTTGTTAAACCTACTATTGTTACAGGCATGGAAGCTCTCGGACGGGGACACGACCTACGCAAACTTGATATGTTTATTCAAGGTATGACGCAGGCATTGGGTCCAGAGGTACTAAAGCAGTACGTTAACCTCCAAGACTATATTAAGCGTCGAGCAACAGCTCTCGGTATCGAGACTGAAGGCTTGATAAAAACAGCAGAACAAATCGCCCAAGAACAGCAACAGGCCCAGCAGCAACAGATGATGATGCAGGCAGGACCTAGTGCAATTCAGGAGGGCGCTAAAGCATTAGGAAACTCATATGTTGAAAGCCAAAGACAGCAAGGCGGTGGCGAAGGATAAAGCTTCTAACGAAGCACCTTCCACGCCTGAGAATAAGCCGTTGGCTGCTCCCACCATTCTAAAGAAGTCCACTCGAACACGGGAAGATTTTTAAAGCATGAGTGAAAGCATTACAATCGTATCAGACGATACTGGCCCAGAAGCACCCGTTGCCGAGGATAACCAAACTGAACGTCCTGAATGGTTACCTGAGAAATTCAACTCTCCCGAGGACCTAGCGAAATCCTACAGTGAACTAGAAAAGAAGTTATCAAGCCCTACGGACGAAGCCGCAGAGCCATCTGAAACGGATGGAGAGCCGCCTAGTACGTCAGAGCCTATAAGCTTCGATAAGTTCTCTGAGGAATTCTCTAGCTCTGGAGAGCTGGGTGACGAAAGCTACACAGAACTTGAAAGTATGGGTTACCCCAAAGATATGGTGGATACCTACATCAAGGGAATGCAATCCGCACAGACAGCAGATGCAGGTGAAGTGATGGAAGTCGCTGGGGGAAAGGAAGGCTATGCCGACCTAACTGATTGGGCTAGAGATAGCCTCGATATAAAAGAACTTGAACTCTACAACCAAATGGTTGGGACAAGTACAGATAACGCCAAGATGGCAGTCGAATGGCTGCAGTCTAAGCGGGAAGCAATGGATGGCTCCGAGCCTCAACTGCTCTCTGGTAAGTCATCTGCTGCTTCCAAAGATGAGTTCCGCAGCACAGCGGAAGTTGTGGCTGCAATGAAAGACCAACGATACGGCAAGGACTCTGCGTACACTAAAGACGTAGAAGAAAAGCTCGGAAGGTCTTCGGTATTTTAGAAGGAGATTAAGATGCCAAAAGGTAAAGGGACTTACGGTACAAAAGTAGGCCGTCCACCAAAGCCAAAGAAAAAGTAGACAGTCTGGCGGGGGTGCTAGGTATTAACTACGCCCCCGTCAATTCCTATGACAAGAGAACATCTAGCACACCTCTTTAGGTGGCTGAGACTATCAAAGATGAAAGACTAGGCCTGATGCGTCAGACAACCGAGACAAGTAGTAAGCGACAGTCATTCTCAATCTAAATTAATTCTTCATAGGATAAAGAAAATGACCAATGTAACCGCGTCACGCTTAGGTGTTGTCAATAAAGCAACCCCAGCAAATAACGCAGCAGCTTCGGCTCTGTTCCTAAAAGTCTTCGCTGGAGAAGTTCTCACAGCATTTGACGAAACAAACGTAATGAAAGACCTGCATGTCTCCCGCACAATCGCGAATGGCAAGTCGGCTTCGTTCCCTGTCACAGGTAAAGCCAACGCTGCTTACCATGTTGTAGGCACCCCTCTGTTGGGTACACAGAAAATCGCACATAACGAAATCGTTGTTAACATCGATGACGTTCTGATTGCTGATACATTCATCGCAAATATCGATGAAGCCAAGAACCACTATGATGTACGTGCTGAGTATTCCCGCTTGTTGGGCATGGCTCTTGCAAAACAGTTCGACATTCGCTTGCTTCAGTTAGCCGTATTGGCTGCTCGTGGCTCCGCAACTGTAACTGGTGGTAACGGTGGTACTGCTATCACTGATTCAGATGCTGCAACTAACGGCGCATCTTTAGCTGCCTCTATCTTTGCCGCAGCTCAAGCTATGGACGAAAAAGATGTCCCTGAGAATGAGCGTGTAGCAATTGTACGCCCTGCTCAATACTACCAACTGGTACAAACAACTGATGTCATCAACCGTGACTTCGGTGGTGCTGGTGTATACGCAGACGGTACAGTTCTTAAAGTTGCTGGTGTTCAGATTGTAAAATCTAACAACATTCCGTCAGCTAATATCTCCGCTGTAGCTGGTGAGAACAACACTTACCACGGTAACTTCTCAACAACCGTTGCTGTAGTAATGCAGAAGCAGGCACTGGGTACTGTCAAATTGATGGACCTTGCTGTTGAGCGCACCTCTGGTGACTTCGAAGTAATGTACCAAGGTACACTGATGGCTGCTAAATACGCCATGGGCCACGGTATCCTGCGCCCTGAATGCGCAGTAGAAATTAAATCTTCTTAAAACTTCTTTGGGTTGGCTCTTAATTGGGCCAGCCCATTTTTTTCTGAATGAGGACAACATGACAAAACCAACGTCCATGACTGAATTAGAGGCAGTCAACGTCCTGCTAACGACAATCGGTGAAGCACCTGTGAACACCCTAACGGGTAACCAAGTGACTGATGTGACTATTGCTAACCAAGTATTGACCGAGGTGAGCCGTGAGGTCCAAGGCCAAGGCTGGCACTTCAACACTGAAGACCGAGTTAAACTTAGCCGTGACGAATTTAAACACATTGCGGTACCCGCAGATGCGGCCCGCATAGATACCCCCGATTTTAATACTGTAGTGCGTTCAGGTAAACTGTTTAACCTTACTAAGCGTACCTATGAATTCTCTGGCACCGTTGAGGCTACCATAGTCTACTATCAAGACTTTGTAGTTCTCCCAGATGTCGTGAAGAAATACATCACAACACGCGCATCCCGCATCTTCTCTGATCGTATGATTAACAGCGAGACTATCCACAAGATGGTTGCCCGAGACGAACAGCAGGCCCTCATAGACCTAAAGGACTTTGAAGGTGACACAGCGGATTTCAATATGATGGACAGTTACTCTGTAGCCCGTGTCCTGAACCGTGGACATAACCGTAGGATACTCTGATGGGAATGATAAGTTCAGCCATCCCCAACCTAATCCAAGGCGTATCACAGCAATCACCTACTCTGCGCCTGTCTTCTCAGGCAGAGCTGCAGGTTAATGCGTTCCCGTCTTTGGTTGAGGGATTACAAAAGCGACCACCGCTAGAATATGTGGCTAAAATAAGTGACTCCGAAACTACGGGGTCTTTTACACACTTGATAAACCGAGATGCAATTGAACGATACTTCGTGTTCGTTGACACTAGTAATCAAATTAAAATCTACGATCTGGCAGGTAACCAGAAGACAGTGACATATCCTAATGGCACAGCTTATCTAAATAGTACCTCTCCTGCGTCTGACTTCAGGGCCGTTACAGTTGCTGATTATACTTTTATAGTAAACTCAACACAGACTACAGCCATGAGAACCGCCCTCACTCCTCTATATCCATTTACTGGTTTGATTGCTGTTAAGCAGGGTGACTACAACCAGCGGTTCACTGTATTTCTAGATGGCGTTGAGGCTGCAAACATCACGACATCTTCCACTGACCAAGTTCAAACTAGGACAGACGATATCGCGACAAGACTAGCATCAGCTATCAATGGTCAGGCTAACTTCTCTGCTACGGCGGATGGCTCGACAGTGGTTATTACCAAGGCAGGTAATGCTACTTTCGACATGGCTACCTATGACAGCCTAGGAGACAAGGGGCTTTCCCCTACTTCTGGTACAGTGCAGCGTTTTGATGACCTACCTGAGACAGCTCCTGAAGGTTATATAGCGCATGTTCAGGGTGACCAGACAAATGACTTTGATGACTACTACGTTAAGTTCGTAAGCGACAACGGCTCACAGAACAGCATTGGTCAGGGTACGTGGATAGAATGGGTTAAGCCTAATATCACATTTGAGATTAATGCTTCGACAATGCCTCACCTCCTAATCCGACAGGCCAACGGCTCCTTCACGTTTCAAGAGGCTGATTGGGGTGACAGGGCCGTAGGAGACCTAGTTTCAGTACCAAACCCATCGTTCATAGGTAAGAAGATTTCAGATGTGTTCTTCTTCCAGAACCGCCTAGGCATCCTATCGGGTGAGAACGTAGTAATGTCGAGAACGTCAGAATACTTTGACTTCTTTGCCACAACTGCAAGGACCCTGCTAGATAACGATCCAATTGATGTGGCTGCTAGTCACACCAAGGTGTCAACGTTAAAACATGCTATTCCGTTTGACCGTAAGCTGTTGCTGTT